ACCTAAATTCCATGATTTTGGCATCGCAATAGAGAACTGTGCATATTCAATAGTACTTGCATCAAAATCTAAGACCTTCATTTCAGGTCTAGTTGCTGTAGTTTCAACTGCGTTTGCTTCAGCTCCATTGGTTGTTGTTCCAAACATTGCTGCCGCGGGAACAAAAATAGTTTGTAGGCCTGCATTTTGAACTACAGAACCATTTGCTTGTACTTCGCCCGTTCCATTAGGAACTAGATTAATATCTCCATTGGATGTAGAAACAAGATCATTGCCATTAACATCTAAGTCTCCACCTAATTGTGGAGTGGTGTCATCGACAAGATTTTCCATAGCGTCAGAACTAAATCCTGCGTCCACCATGTCTGTACCTGTCATGTACGTGATTCGTTTACCTTTATTAGTTGTACTAAATGTGTAACCTGAGCCCGTATCTGAAGCTCCTTTTAATTGAACTGTATAAGCTCCACTTGTTACATTGGACCAGATCCACATCTTTTCTAAAGCGGTAGGAACGGTAACAATTTGATTTCCTGTAATAGCGCCAGAAAGACTGATAATCATGTTTCTGCCGTTTGAGGATGCTGCGTCTGAAATTATTAAAGCAGTAGTTTGTGCGCCACCATTGATGTCTACATCAATATAACCACATAATGCTTCTTCGATTAATTGTAAATTTGTATTAGTTTTAGTACCCCATGTGCCCGAATTTGAGCCTGTGGCCATTAAGTCTAGTTTAATATCTGTTGAATAACCCATATTTAAATTCCCTTATTAAATTTTGTTCATATTGATTTATTTTACTCTAGGCCGCTATCTCTGTCCATACCATGCTAACGTTTGGATTAATTTCAGTCCATCCTTGGCCATACAACGTGCCTAATGAAGCCGTTATAACTTGACCTGTTACAGGTGCTTCGGCACTTGCTCCTGCTGTGACTGTTCCCACATTCAACGTAGCTGAAACGCCAGTAAGTGCGTATATAAAGTTTTGAGTAGTGGTTCCTAAACTTGCTGTTAAGCTAGTTCCTGTAGGAATGACCGTAACATCAATTGCCGTAGCCTCATTACCTAGATATGTTGTAATTACTTGGCCAGTAACTGCGAACACATTTGGAGCATCAACTGTTCCTAAACTAGAAGCTATAGCTTGACCTGTGACTGAAATATCAATATCAGCTGGTAAGCCCCATGCGCCATCTCCCCAGCCTAATCTACCCCAGCCTTCTCTAACTTCAGTAGTAACACTAACGCTGCCTATATTAGAATTTATATTTTGACCACTAACAAGAACATCACCAATAATACCCCATCCGTCAGCACCCCAGGTTGATCTGCCCCAACCTTCGTTTGTTTCTGCGCTAACAGTAACTGAAGTAATAGTAAATGTTTGTGCGAGACCGGTTACAGCAACATCAATACTTTCGATTGAAGTACCGTATTCACCCCAACCCCAAACTTGTCTGCCCCAACCTTCGTTTAATTCAGCAGTAACGGTAACAGATGCTAAAGCTGTAGTAATAGCTTGGCCAGTTGGAATGACATCACCTTGGATGCCCCAACCATCTTCACCCCAAACTGATCTTCCCCAACCTGCATTAACTTCGGCACTAACCGTAACAGATGTGATAGTAAAAGTTTGAGCTAAACCTGTGGCTGCAACGTCTATACTTTCAGTAGATGTGCCATATTCTCCCCAGCCCCAATCTTCTCGACTCCAGCCTTCTTTAACTTCAGCTGTAACGGTAACTGAAGCAAGACTCGTTGTTAAAGTTTGACCAGTAAGGGTGATAGAATCATCACCTTGATTATTCCATTCACCATAGCCCCAAGCTACAGCTCCCCAAAGTGAGGAATCCATAGCCATGATACCACCCATGCCAATACCATGAGCATAACAACCCCAATAAAAACCATCCCAACTGGAAGGGGTAATTTCTACATATCGAGTTGTGGCATTATTGAAATCTGAAGGGGTTAACCAATCTCCATAACCTACTACACCATCCAAATAATAAACAACACCCGTTGAGAAAATTCCTGCTCGAAAAGTCGCAAGAACACTGCTGTCCGAAGTAGAAAAAACTAATGGATGATTATCGTTACTTGAATCGCTTAAGTCAAAGCGAAGGGTACCATCGGCTAACCACGTGACTGTAAAATCACCCGGCCTAACACCGTCTACATAATAAACATGAGGATCGGTGCCACTGGGATATTTATTACCACTGGCTACGGTGATAGTAAGAGTTTTATCAGCCATAGCCGGCTATCTCCTTATGATAGTCTTAGAATTGCTGCAGTAGATGTAGCTGCTGGAAACTGTACTGTAAACGTTCCAGCTGTTGCAGTTTTGTCTGCACCAAAATCCAAGACACAGACTGCTTTTTTAGCGTCCGTTGAATTATAGAGTAAAGCTCCTCTTGCGGTAATAGTGACCCCTGTCCATGAACGATCTGTAAAATCTACAAATGCTGTGGTTTGAACTAGGGATGTCGCTTGACCCGCTAACAATCCTCCTTTAGCTGCATATTGTCCTGACGCCGCAACTTCATTACCTGTTGTGTAAGAAGTTGTTGCCGCAGTTAATGTAGCTGCAGAAGTATAAAGAGCCAAATTAAATTGATCTCCTCCAGTATCCAAGTCATGGACACCGTCTAGTAATTGTTTCTTAAATGAAGCGCATACTGCTTGTGTTATTGCCATAATATTTTCTCCTAAATAATTTTATTATAAATAATTTTATTTTAAATTGCGCCATTGCTCTGGTGAAGGAGACGCAATTGGAATTCTTAATGTGCCATCAGTGTATTCCCCACGTCGTCTTCTACCTACTTGTTCTAAAGCAAAAGCTTGCATTTCCTTATTATACTTCGCTTCATAGAGCTTGTACATATCCATCGGCCCTTTTAAAAATTCATAGGCCTCTACCATAGTTCCATAAAACAATAATTCCGGAGCCTTGGTACTTAAATAAGTAGCCGTGGCTGTATTTGGAACACTAGTGGTATCATCAGAGCTGTAAAGATGCTCGGGATATTTAATGTAATTAACTTGAACCGTATCGGACGCACTAGGAACCGGAGCCACAATCGCATATTGCTGATTCGTTGTTCTATGCCACATAGCATAATACTTAGGGGTTCCTGTCGCATCCGTTGAATTATATTCTGATATAAAGCTAGTGTCTCTTTTTTGTAAAAATGTTCGAGTGCCGCCTGAAGTAATATGTTGCATCGAGCGAACAATTAATAAATTAGTTGGCAACAAAACGTATCGATTATCAGCAACAAAAGTAGAAGTAGATTGTTCTCTACAATAATCTCCATCGCAGTCTCGATAAATATTAGCTTCTGCGTCGAGAATAAAATCGTTAATAATACTATCGCTTAAAACTGTACTATCGACTTCAGTATAGTTTCTAACTTTAGTTAATAATTGTGCGTAAGTTATAGCCATTATGTTGTCACCGTTACTTTTCCAAGATAGCTTTGTACAACTCTTTTCTTATTCATTGCCAAAGGAGTTTCTCCTGGCTGCATTCCTGTTGTTCCTGTTGTATAGCCTTCTGATAAAAATTGACCTGGCCAATATTGAGGTCCTAATGCTACAAGAATCCCTGACTTATGTTGTGGTCGTGGATGTTGTAATGCCACCGCATCTGCAGAATGATAAGGTGGATTTAATTGAGGTTGTTTGGGTTCAAATTCTGTTGTGTGTACCCATGACCCTGTCCATTCCTGCATCATTTCCCGATAAGGAAAAGCCATTCCTGATCGATCAGAAATCATTAATGCATATTTACCTGAAGACCATGTTGCCATTAGCTCACCGTTGGATAATAAGTTTGTGGAGAAATATAAGCACTTGTTCGTGAACCATCCTCCGTTAATGCTCGTTGTAGAGAATCTTCATACAACAATTTTAAACTTTGAATTCGTTCGGGTGCTCGTTTAAGAGCCAAAGCCGATGCGACTCCTGCGCATAACGCCGGTAAAAATCTATTCGGTGCATCGGGATCATTAGTATAAGCTCCTGCATCTTCAACTCTTTTAACGGCATAGTATTTTAAATGAGTATAAGTAACTTTATCTGGATTGGGATATAAATAAATTTGAGGAAGTGCGGGGCTTACTCCTTGTCTATCTATAAAATATTGTGAAGGCTGACTTGAAGTTCCTTTGCCTGCTAAAGCTGCGTATTGAGAACGATCAATCTTTGTTAAAGAAATATCGTTGGAACTTGAAATATTATTAATTAAAGTTGCATTATTGGAAATATAGGCTTCCATAACATCACTCGTACTTGTGTCTGCAGGATATTTACTTGTGCCTGCAGTAAGTTCTTGAGCAACCAAAACTACTTTCCATAGATTGATTCCTCGATTGTTCCAGTCTTGAAGGATTAAGTTTAAGCTACGTCTTCCAGTTTTAAGATCATACCCACTATTGGTACGAATACCGCAACGTTCGTACGCTTCCTCCACAATCTCGTCGATCGCTAAATTGAATGTTGTTGTTCCTGATGTAGCCATTGTTCATTTATTTTTTCTTTTTGGATTTTTTTTCGCCGCCTTTGCTCATTCGCTCCATGTTTGCTACTTTCTCTCCTGCCTTATCAATAGCCAGTTGAGCTCTCGTCGCATACTTATTGGGTTGAATGTCCGATTTTGCGTATTGCTTCATTCCCATATTTTCCTCCTATCTTACTCCTTTAAAATCAAAACCTTTTACTGCTGCGCCTTTAAGTCCTTGTCTTTCTCCAGCTAAGTTTGCTGTTGCTGGTTGGATATCAAAAGGCACTTGTTGTTTTCCTAGCACTTCTATTCCTTGTGCTGCTCGAACCATTGTTCCAGTCTTCGCGTTTCTTGCCTTGTTTCTTTTAGCCATTAAAGCCTCCCTTGTTCTTGCTGCTGCAGCCAATTTAGCATGGCCTGCTTTTGAAATTTTTCCTGTTGCTTTATCTCGATATGGATCGAAAGCTTTGGTTACTAAATGTTTAGCTCCCATCGTTCCAGCATACATACCTAAACCAATTGGTCCACCTGCTAAAGCTAGACTTCTTCTGCCTCCAGCTTTCGCTAAAGTTTTTAATTGAGAAGCTTTAGGAATCTTACTCCATTTGCTGGCTGCTGCCAGTGAAGTAGTCTTACTTCCAAGCTTCATCATATCTTTTAATTTATTTAAACTTTTATTTATCTTTGTTGTCCAACCTGCTGATTTATAAGCGGTTCCTGCTCCGGCTACTTTCATACCTGTTGTTGCAGCTCCTCTTCTTTTCGCCCAGTTAGATGCGTGTGTTTCTGCAAACGTACTTGTTTTAGCGTGGATCATAGCTCCAGTTGCTGCTTTCTTTTTCTTTCTTGCCATACCTTTAAATACTTTCGCTAGATTATAGCGTTTAGATCCTGGAGGACAAGTTGGTCCCCCAAATTTAGGTCCTGTACAAACGCCTTCGGTGCCTCTTTTTTTAATCGAAGCACTTGCTGCTTGAATCCATTTCTTTTTTTTAGCCATTAAACGACCCCTTTTAATTCTTTTTTATAATAATTTCGTAATGAGGGATTTGAAACCTTCACACCTGCTAGTGTCCCTTGAATATAACTCCCATTATAATCAGCACTAACTAATTTACCGTGCGCAGCTTTTTGAGGAGTACTTCCATGTTCTTCCGTCCATCGTTTAGCGATGTCCGGGTGATTAGCCCATAAAAATTTTCTTTGTTTTACTGATCTAAACGGCATATTTTCTCCATATTGTGGGGCCCCATTGCCTTCGTCCTCATTAAGAGTTGAACGCCTTTTTACGGTTGTACAACTTCTTTGAGTTTATCACTTTGCTACGATACAGTCTAGATTCGAGCAATTTGGCAAACGGATCACGCTTCCAGTTACGTCCTAATCCTGGTTTAAGTTGTTTTGCCATCTGAGACCGTGATATAGCCATTAGTTAATTATCTCTCCTTTTTTATATTGTATATCAGGCAGCCCATCTTCATAAGTCTTACCATCAAAGGTTAGCACCTTTTTTCGATTCGCTCCTTTTTCATTATAAGATACGTGGATCCAGCCGTGCTGGTCGTCGTCTGGCCGGTAGTACTCGAGAATCAATTGATCAAAATCCACATTAGCTTGCAACCAATAAGCTACTTGAATATTAGCAACTCCTGCAATTTCGAAATCGACTGCCTGCCCTTTACAATGCTGACTCGAATCACTGCTGCCTAATTTACGG